TGGGAAGGTGGCAGAGGACAGAATGACAACAAGCCCAAGAACGTGGCTATGGCAAACCGAGTCCGTGCCAGCCGACACCGTAATCTGGTGGGAAACCGCATCAAGCTCTCGCAGCCGGAGTATCAGAACTTCGCCTCGGGCCTGGATATGCTGGTGAACACCATGGAGGACCAGTGCTACGGCACAGCCTTTTCGACCGTCGGGATCGATGTGATGATCGGCGAAGCCGAGGGTGACAGTGAAGGCAATGCCTCGCGCATTGCGCAGAACCATGCCATTGGGACTATCCACGAAGAGGCTGTGAAAATACTCAACCGCCGGAAAGACCCCAAGGGGGTGCGACCCTACTTTGATACGTGGTGGATGCATGTTGTGGCGGCCAAGTTCATGAGCTACCAGATGGCGGACAGCGGTTACGCAGAGAAAAACCATCTCACACCTCATCAGGTGAGCTGCTTGGAGCTTGGAGGTTTTCCGAACACCATGCCGGCCGACGAAAGTGGGGAACACCCTCTCTTGATGGAAGAATGTTGTCAAGCCTTTGCGGGCCTGATTGGCAAGCGCATCAAGAACAAGACGGAGGACGAGTACGATGACTATCGGGAGCAGCTCGGCTCCTTTGACAGCTGGCAGCGGTTGGAGAAAGGGGGTGCCATGGTGCAGGCTTTGGTCAAGGAATACTTGGCCATCAAGAAACGGGGTGTGCGGTTGATGATTACTCCCGCCAGGAAGCGTGTGCGTCCGGAGGATGCTGCAGGGCCTTCCACACCGCCCCGTCTACTGTTGGAGCCCGTGTCATTGGCCCCCCCGGAAGAGGAGGCACTGGACGACCCCTTTGAGAGGGGTGAGGTGGACCTCACCAACCCGGACCTGTACAACTTTCAACCCGGGGAAGCCTGGGAAGGACCTGGAGCCATTCCCCTCCACTTGGTGTGGGCGGTGACGTTGGCAACGGCTGTGGGCGCACAGCTGGCCAGCAAGCCCTGCTTGGAGAGTGCAGTTGGCGGAGATGCGGGAGAAGAAGAGGAAAGCGACGAGGAAGACGCTGAGAAAGGTTACTACGAGTTTGATGATGACGAGATGGACGACATCTTGTCTGGCCCCGGAGGGGGAAAAATCACCGTAGGAGAGACCTGTCCGGAAGTGGGTGAGCCCGGGCCAGTGGAGATTGCGCCCTACCCTATTACGTTTGTCGCGGAGGACAAGCTGATAACCGACGCAGGGCGGGCCACAACTGTGGAGCCAGACGCTGTAGCATTGCGGACGCAGTTGCTCGCGCTTTTGGCCCAACCAGCAGTGGCTGCGTCCAGCAATGGAGTCGAACCAGCAGTTGTCTCAATGGAGGAGACGGTCTTGGAAGCCCCCACCGCGCTGACCAAGCGGAAACGGGGGGGTAAGAAACAACCAGGACACCGGCCTGAGCGAAGCGCGCGGCTGGAGTGCATGCTTCCAAACGGTCGGCTGGACCGTATTGTGGCGGCGGGCTCTTGTGCCCATGCAACAATGGCCGGGTGGTCCACAACTGGTTACTTGAGGCGAGTCGGCGAGAAAGTGCATTACATCACACACCAACATTGCATACACAAAACCGCAGGCCTGACATGTGACAAATGTCGACCTTTGTGGGAGCGTGTGGGGCAGGAAGATGTGTGTATGGTGGTGCACCCAACGACTACAGTGCGCACGGTGAGACTCACAGTGTTGGGTTCTCTGGCCAGTGGTTGCTGGGACAACATCGTTTATGCCGTGACAGGCCTCGAGCCGGAGCAGGTGCCCGTAGAGAAACTGGCGGCACCAGTGCTCGGTGAAGGGATGTGGTTGTACGCGTGGGAGAATGGCCACTGGATTGAACGCGAAGGCAAGGTGCTTGCCGCGTACAAAGACAGTGTGTACACTGACGCCAGCACCAACCCCGGGAATTGCCGTACCCCGTATTACAACCGGCGCGGTTGCATTATTGGTTTCCATCGTTATGGTGGGGCCACATGCAGCGGCCAACTGTGCAACGGAGGTGAGACGGCCGCCGGGGCGAGGATAGTGAAGCGTCGGGACGACGACCTGCGCGAGATACAATTGCAAGGGCCGGAACTACCCCGTGGCCGACATGAGGATGGCCGACTGGTACGCATTGACCGTAACCGCAAGGTGACCGAGAAGACCATGAAGGAAAAATGGTGGGGCACACGCCTCCTCACGCCGCAGGGCAAGCCTATGGAGAAATTCCCCGCAGACATGCCCTATCAAGTGGGTTGCCCGGCTTTCACCGTGGTCATGGACGAGGTCCACCGCTTTGGAGAGGAGACCACTGTCTGGCCTTACAGCCAGATCGACACCTACCAAGTCTTCGAGCAGGTCACTAGATTTGATGAGTTCACTGCGATTGAATGGAACAAGGGCAGCGTTTATGACCGGATGGTCTGGTGCGTGCAGCGAGTGAACAAGAAATCGAACGTGGGCTACTTCAAGTGCAAGTCGAAGAAAGGTGTCTGGATTGACGGCATGGAGTGCAAGAACCAGCAAGAGTTCCTCATCAAGTTGGGGGACGGCCATGAGCCGACTGGGACTGCGCAACTGGCGAAAACTATGGAGGTCTACTTGGCCAGAGTTTTGGCGGACCCGGAGGGTGAAGCGCGCCAGATCTACTGGAAGATCCAGAACAAGGAGGACAAGTACAAGAAAAGCAAGATTGCAAGTGGGCGGGGTCGTAGCATACAGGCTCCCCCAATCCATTACAAAATCTTGTGGCTCTACGCTTTCCGTGAGTCGGACAAAATGTGGAGCAAGTGCCCTGACAGTGATTTCCACACCTCAGAGAACCCCAATGTGCCGTTGAGGGCCGTCTTCGAGGAGACGATGCGCCAGGCCTACGGGGCGACAAGTACAGACCTGACGGGCTGGGACCGCCGGCTGCCGAGGAACTTAATGTGCATGTTCTTCATGGTTTACATGCGACGGATGTCAAATGGAATACCGACGGAGTTGCTGATTTTCTTCGCAACGGCGGCCATCCACTCACGCATGGTGCACCCGAACGGCAACGTGTACGTTAAATCCCGTGGGAACCCCTCTGGTTTCCCCAACACCATCAGACTCAA